ATAGATAAAGTTTCATCGGGAGAAATATTCAGGTTAAAATTATAATGATCCAGTGTCGGCTTAGCGGCAAAGGCTATTACAAATGCTTGGTCATCTCCTACATTAGCGGCATCATCTTCACCAATCTCCTGAATAATACTCCAAAAAGTAGCATCGTCAGTAAACTGGAATAACGCATCAACAGGAGGGCCACCGGGTTCAATCCATCCACTAACTTGAGGCGCAGCATAGGTAGCAGTAGGCAATCCGAATATGTCCTCGATAGCATCAACTTGGATATGCCCATCCTTCAAGTTACCGTAGTTCACACTGCCCACCCTGAACACCACCTCAACAATACCAAAGGCCAGCCACGATAATCTAAATACATCACCGGGGGCTATGTCCCATGCATCCCTGTTGACCTTCATCGATATCTTCGCTAATGGACTCGACAATGTTCTCAAATCCCTCAGTGCTACAAACAGGGCATTAGTGCTATTCGAAATACCGGGATACTGCCTAGTGGTATTAATCGTAGTTCCCTGAATCTGGATGTTCGCCATATCCTGAACAGTAATCGGGATATCCTTATTCGAAGCAAGATCGCGATATACAACTGTCACTTCATTGATGGTTTCTCCCCAGCCCCTTCGTGAAAAGTTCCGCATCTCTACGATATTACTTTCATCAAATAGTTGCAGTGACGCTGGAACGAAATCATCACGAATCAGTCTCAGCACAAACTCTCCCGTCTCCAAGCTCATATACAACGAACCATTAATGTGCTCCAAGATACTACTTACAAAATTCTCAATAGTATCTGAGGATGTCCATATCATCGACAGGCCAAAACCCTCGTCAAACAATGTCTGAGCAGATTCTTCAAAACTTACGCTATCAAGATCAGTAGCGGTATAACCCATGCCCCAATCAGTATTAGTCAGTAGTTCAAAAATCATATTGGCAGGATTGGCATCATCACCAATCTGCTTGGTGGCTGGCTGCAAATCAGCGGGGTATCTCGATACCTCAAACTCAAAGTCTTTGATATATGGATTGTTCCCAATATAAAACTGTTGAAAAATAAAACCGAGTACACCTCTGTAGGCGGGTACTTCACCTACAATCTTATTATTAAGATATGAATTTGCTACCTGCGTAGGCTCACCAAAAGCAACCGAAACACTACCTCCCCGTGAGAATGTACTTACCTCTTGGAAAATTCCATTTAGAAATTGTACCGTTCCACCTGTAGGCGTAGAACCAACACCACCTTCCCTATCCTTACCTCCAAACAAATTAGGCTTACTAATTTCAAAGGTTTGTGATCCCGTTAATGCAGGGTCACTAACCCCCGCATCATAGGCCAGCCGATCCCCGACACGGATTTGGTGGATGTTATTCACAGGCCCATAACAGAGAATGAAATGCAATCCGATATAGTACTTGTACCCTATTATGCCGCCGCTCTTACCGCCCATTGGCAACCTCCCTTGCTAGTGCTGCAACATTCTTACCCATCGCATCACCAGTGGCTTCCAGTTCCTCTACTGGCATTTCCCCTCTGACCAATTTCTTGAAATCTATTTCATGGCGGGTACACCAACGCTTTACCCCGAACAGGCAATACTTCAATACTCGGGCGTGTTTTATACTGGCGTAAATCTGCATTACTTTTTCTTCTTACCTTTAATCGCTACGCTAAGCAAATCGCCATACCAGACCACATTGGGGCCAGTAATTTTTACCCTACCAAAGATTACAGGTATAACTCTACTCTCTTCCGCTGTCGGCACGGTAAAGTCTCCAATCGCAGCAGGCTTCGGTTGATCCGGTTTCGGGGCCATCATGTAGCTGACGACCGCCGAGATAATCATTATTACTAACTGTACCCACATATCTAATTTCCTATTGCAATTGATTGCACTTAATAAAGTATCGTGCCGCCAAACGGATTCCGGTCTGGGCTATAAGGAAATCCACCATAATTATCTACGTTATCATATCTGTCTTTGCAATCTGCTAGGTCATGAGCACAGCCGGGGAACGCTGCAACAGAACTACCAATCACTAAGCCATCAACGCCAGTAGGCATCGGAGTCACAATGGTTATATTGCCTGCCCCATCGTCATCCAACACCGTTCTGAAATGTATGTCATCAAACTGTAAGTATCCACCATCATAAAACCCTACCCCTGTTGCCGCCCATTCAGGCGCGGTCACAATGTTCCCTGCGATTACCGAAATGGTTCCAAAAGTTCGAAACGCTATTTCGTCTACTTTGCATTCAAGACCATAATGGATATGTGGGCATTGTGATGAAAACTTCCTACGTAAACCGGGACGCTTCAAACTGGTAAAGACAGGTTCACAAGCTATAGACGCCTTAGAACCAGCCCATTCTATCGTCAGTACCCTACCCTTCCATACCACCACGAACTCCCCGCTAAGGTCATTCAGGTGAGTTCTGAATATGGTCAGAGTCATAATCTGAGTTGGCGGGAACCCAACAAAGCTTTCCAGTACCTCAGCGTCTCTCTGAATATCGATCTTCAGTTCTTGTCTTTCCATTTCAGTATTCTGTTCAACAGGCTGCCTTTGCATCTGAGTCGGCTCGTACACATTGCTATTAAATGTTATCGGTTCATCATTCGATGTCAGAAAGAACTTCTGATTAACAGTCAAAGTAAATTCGTACAGTTCAACTGGCTGACCAAAGCCTTCCTCTTGCGCTTCAAAAGTCATCGTCCCAGTACCCTCGTAGTAAATGAAATTCGTGTCATCTCAGTGTGATCCCAAGCAAATTCTATCCCATCAGTATCTAGTCTCGATGGATGTACAAACGAAATCTGCTTAATCTGATTTAACGGAATCGTAGTACCCAACGGCGCATCGATCCCAAGTAATTCTTCACCCGGATTAGCCGTTGTAACTGCTGACACTATCCTCCTATAAAACCTCTCCCCTGTTGCACTAAGTATCACAATATCTCGCTTACCTACTGAGAAATTATAAAAATTCCTGTACTCGTAATCCTGAACAAGTATCGAAACATCCGTACTATCGATTGTCTCCAAGGCAATAAAATCCTGCGACTGTGAAGATATCCAGAATGGTGTATGCCTGCCTGCCCTTGCGTGTAACCACTCCTTCCAGAACCAGATATCCTCTCTCCCATCTTCAACAAACTCAAACTGATGCACTACATCGGGGAAGTCTGAGCGGTCATCAACAAAGGCTGGGGCTATTCCAAAATCTACAAGACCGTATTTGGACTGATACGTTAAATCCAAATCCTGCGCCCTGTTCGGCACTTTCTCAAGAACAAATGTTGGGATGCCATCAACGTCCTTATACGCAGTTGGTGAATCAACAGCAGGTAACGCTTCATTATCCACGAACTCAAATTTGACATTGGCGAAAGTTATATCAGCAGTTGGTTGTCTTAAATTCTGGTCTTCAGTCAACCTGCCAACCAGTGCTGGGTAAATCCTAGTACCTGAAGGCCAAGCTTTCAGTGTGGGTCTAAGCAATATCAAAGTGGTTGCCGTAATATTTGCAATTTCTACAGCCTCAACATCTCTCTGATCGATAACAAATATCGCTACACCACCAACCTTGAATGATGTGAATTCCGTAAAAGCCACATCAATTACTAAATCACCTATTGGTGTATCAGCAGTCGTGAATACGCAATCAGTCCATATCGGTACTGAAAACAGTCTTGCTTTCCAGTCCCACATATACACTTCAAGCCACCGCTTATCATCCGAATTAACTAGAACCCTGTACTCAATACTTCGGCGTGGATTCGTTCTCAACCTATTTCTCCTTTCGCCTCCATCATCAGCTTCGATTATCTGAGTCAGCCACTCGTATCGTTCTACTACAGGCTCACTCCAATCGGGGGTGAACACGAATATAATTACCCTGTTGCCCGTTACGGTAAGAGTCCGTGACTCAGTATCGAAAAGCCACGTATACACAACTTCAATTGCGGCTGGCCCAACAAGACCTACATTAAGCAGATACTCCCTCGACTCTAATGCAGCATACAGAGTCGGCGGTATAGCAGGCTCGGTCAAAACAATTCCTGTCGTATCTCCATCGGCAATCAAACTGATATTATTATTACTGGTAAAAAATGCATTCCATACTTCAAATGATCTTATCTGTGTGCTAACCAAATTACCCAGCCCAATTACAGTTGGAGTAACATGAACTCGCTCATAAAAATCGTCAACAAACATCGGGCAAAGCTGCCCATCAACAATTACAAAACGCATATCTACAGGCTCATTGTCGATTAAATCCCCAAAGAAATCTTCCGAACTAAGAATGATCTGAATAGGAAAAACATCCTGCCCCTCCGACAGAGTAGCCTGATTACCCGCAAATGGATTTGAGAAGATCGGGGAAGCGTCTACCAGATCAACCATTATGGAACCTTGAGATAGGCAAACGCCAAGAAACCTGAGTTTGGCTCTTCATCTCTAATAAAGGGGTTTTTCTTTTGTACAAATGGGAATATCAGCCATTCATCCCCGCCAAAGAAAATAGATGAACTCGGAGAAACATTTTTTATATTTCCTACCCTAAGATCAAAAGGCTTACCTACAGGTGCGCGTTGTGTCGCGCTCCTAGAAATAAAACAAGGTATCGGGAACAAGATAACGGTTGTATTAAACGTATTCGGTTGGCTATCCACATTTCCATTTAAACGAATATCAAAGTGGTTATCTAACCATTCCCCCTGTGCTGCAAATCTCATAGGGGGAGTCCATGCTGAAGTGGTATTTAGGAATTGACTTGACTTCCAAGCAATACCGTCAATATTAGCACGAAGTTTTTGGAACTTACCTGCACCGTTACCTAGCTGAACCCACGGATAACTATGCTGAAAACTTACGGGGTCATCTATCCTATTAATATTCTGATCAGGGCAGGTACTTTGCATATATTGACCACCATCATAAGCACCTATCTTATCCAGTAATCCAATATGAATATGTCTGAATTCATTAGCAATAACTTCCACCACAATATGCAAATATTCTTTAGTCGGATCAGTGAAGAAATGATAGGCAGTCATATTAGGCAGCAGCCAATTTGTTTCTTTATGAAGGGACGTTCCCGGTTGACCATTAACAGGATTCGCCCCGTTAAATCCTGTTGCACAATAAGTATCAATGTGGGGATGATCTAGTGCTTGGTTAAACCCATGATATGTATTATTACCCGTAGTTAATTGAGCATCAAAAATAGCGAAAGTAACACCCTTCGATAAATACATTTCTGAGCTTGATCCATTGCCAGTTCCCGCCACAAATTTATTCTCTGTCCAACCATTCGCCACTGCGAATACTGATAGCTTCGCAAGCAGATCGTCAACATTAAGTGCCGTACCTGTTTCGTAACTCATGGGACTAACCTCAAAGCCATAAAATTGTGGAACGCTAATCGGTAAACGTCTTGAAAAATAATGTAGTCATCACCCCCGATTGTTAGCGTATTTTCTGATGTTTGATTGGAACCAGAAATATGAAACACACCATCCAGTTCGCCATACGCATTTGCATTGGCTCCTATAGTCCCATTTTCATTTTCATACTCCGATGGGATAAGCGGAGTCAATGGGTACGAACCATCAATAGCCTCAACAATTTTATCATTCATCAGATTAGTCTGATTAGTAGCATGACCCGCAAAAGGGGCAACATTCCTTTGGGTTGTTTGGAAATCGTTTACTCCCGAATTTCTAAAATTTGAAAAAATGAGCCAATTCCCTGTAGGGTCACGAAGCAACATAGCATCAGCACCGGGATTTGCGAACATCCTAAAACGATTATCTATGAGGGTAAAATGAAAAGGTGTGCCAGTTCCGTTACCTACGATAGTACGTCCACTACCGCATATTACCAACGGGAATCCATACTCAGAAGGAGTCCCATAAGGCAGGAAAAACCCCATCATCATTGATGTATAGATCGTGCCTATTTTGGTTACGACAATGAAGTACCTTCCTGTGGCAATAATCCAATATGTGACAAGTCCATCATCCAGTACATAAAAATTCCCGCCAACCAAAGGGCTTCCCCCCGGTTGATTCTGAAAGTCGGCAGCATCATCAAACGCAATTGCTCCCTGCAATCTCCAATTAAAATATGGAACAAATGGGTTTTCTATAATTGCCATGCCCACAGGAATAGAATCAGCCGCAGCAAGTCCTTGACCAGTAACAAGAAGATGACCTTCATTTAAAAAGCTATCTAAATCCCCTGTTACTCGCGCTTCAAAATATCCTACATCAACATCAACACCACCATTGTTATTTGTAATAACCCAACGCCAGTTAAAATGCCTACCCGCAGGGGCTACAGCAAAAAGCTTTGGTGCGCCACTTATCCACGCAGTAATACCTACCTGAGTATCGGCAACAGTCCACGGCCCTGTTAAATCATCAGACCATTCAAACGTCCAATCTTGCGGAGTATTAGCTAAGACAAATAGCGTAAGTTGGGGGGCTATCGTGTACTGATCAAATTCAACAGCATCATCAAATTGAGCTTGACCAATTGCGGTAGTCGCTCCTGTCCTTACTGCTGCACTGGTACTTGATGGAAGTTTATTAAACATGTTTCTTGGGACATCAAAATTGGTTCCTGTGATAATATCATTTGGATGTGGAATCCACCGATCTTGCGCCCACTCTTGCCCTGCTGTAATCATTGCGCCCTCAGTGATAATCACCGTGAACACATCAGTAATTACAAAATCTATAGGCCCATCCTTTATCAGAAATTCAAATAGCCCACCCGCACCATCGTAGAATTCACCAACAGTAGCATCCGCTTGTGCTCCTGAAACTGATCCCGATACGGTAAATGTAGCAACACCTGTGCCACCACCCAGATTACAAGTGATCGTCCAAGTCTCAGCCAGTGAGGGCGGGGGAGAAGCCACATCACTGATAGGCCCGTCACCAGTACCTACATATCCCGGCGTAGGGAAAGTCCCGTAGCCAGTAATAAACTGACGCACCTTATTCATCAAATCCTTGTGGCTACTAGCGGGTAAATTTTGTACGTTTGGCATTTCAGTACTACCTCAAATATTGTTTAACTTGTGTCGAGTTTCTACGCATGACATTCATGATTACCTGCTCACCCTCTGAGCTATTTATAAATTCTTTTGCCTCGCCCTGACTCTGGACATTAATTATTCTCAAGGAAGATGGAGTCGCAACTGCTGCATCAGTCCCAGACCCAGAATCAACAGTTCCACCTCCTTGAAAATGCATTCGTCTCGGTCTTGTAATTGCAAATTTAGGTAGGTTGTTTGCACCGGGTAATTTCATCCGGTTAACCGCTTCCATAAAATTCAAACCGTAATTTTTTACCGCATCGGCATTTATCACATATTCACCAGTGGACAAACGGGCAGGGATCGAGTCTGAATGTGATGTCCCTTTGCCGGTAATAAAACCACCACTAGCGAAAGGAGTACCAGCAATATCTGACCCTGTTGGGGATACGCCACCACCGCCACCGAATCCACCAAATGCTGATTTGACTAAATTCAATGCAATCTGTTGAAGAATCATCCTAGCAATTTCACGTAGGAAGGTTGCAGCAAAATCTTTAAAAGCCTCGGAAGCTGATTTAGTCCCCTCCACAATGTCAAACAGGGCATCCCCCAGTCCAGTAGCTAATTGGGTTTTGATCCGTAAAAGATTCACACCCGCTTTATCAGCAAACTCCGTAATTATCTCCCCCAATTGAGTTAACTTCTCGGGGGTAACAGGGTCTTGAGCCTGTTTATTGAATTCAGTGATATCCGCTACAACTTGCTGTAATTTATCAACCGTAGCCTGATCAATCGCTTCCAAACGAGCACCTAGACCGAAACCTGATTCTGCGCCCGTGTCTACATCTCTCTGAGCAGCCAAGCGTTCACGCTCACCCTGAGCAATAATTCTATCGATACGATCATCGAATTCTTTTTTCTGGGCATCTTCACGATCCTCAGCCGCTTTCAATTCGTCATCAGCAAATTGACTATTTCGATCAAGCAGGGCTTTCTGTTCCTCGGTTGTTAATTTGGCTTGAGCCGCGAGAGTTGAAGTCAGTATTAACTCTTCCTTGTCATCGAGCTTTTGAAGTTCGAGAGCAGCCTGTTGATCGATAATAGTAAGCCGAGCAGCAAGTTGCGTTCTAAGAGCCTCGCGTTCCCGTGCCACTCCACTAGCTCCGATTGCGAGTTCAGCAGCAACTTCCAAGGCTTCCCTTTCTTCCTGAATCGCATCTTCCTGTAGTTTCCTTTCCCGTGCTATCAGTGCAATATCGAATTGAATCTGATCTTCAGCAAGAACACGCCTAGCAGCAAAAAACTCTTGCTCCAAAACCAACAATTCTGCATTGGTTTCCTTGGCTGCATCAACCCTGCCCTCGTCAAACTCTACATCCTGTTGTGATTCTAAAAATTCTCGTTGTGCGTTGAATCCTGCCTTCAATTCTTCCAGTTCAATAGCGGCACGAGCTTTAGCTAATTTTTTATCCTGCTCGATTGCAGCAAGGGCTAATGCCTCGCGAGTTTTATTTGTTTGACTCACCGCAGACAGGGCATTTTGTGCCGCCTCTGCCTCTAATTTTTCAAGGGCTTTTAGTCTCTTAACTGCCGCATCAGCTTCCCGAACAGCAGCCTTATCTTTTAAGGCTTCCAGAGTTTCAATATTCTCATCTTGTTTTTTGAGTTCGTCTTCGGCAATCTTAAAACGATCATTGATACTCTCAATTAATAATTCATTCTGTCTTCGAGCCTCAAACGAATCGAATCCTTGAAAACCTGCCTCAAGAGCATCTTCCAAAGCAACATCTAAATCGTCTAATTCTTCAACTAATTTATTGGCAGCAGACCGTGCTTTGATTAATGACCGTTCAATCGTGCCGGTAGACGCCTCCTTGAATGCCTCAGTCAACCGATTTGTAGCCCTTGCGGTGTCTTCTAAGGCCGCGATTGCAGCAGGGGCGTCTGAGGTTGCGAATGAGATTAACGCAGCCCCTAGCGTGATTAACAGCCCTATAGGGCCAAGTGCGCCTGCCAATGCGAGACCCAGACCGCGAATAGAGAAAGATAATGCACTTACTCCCCCGACAGCCGCCAGCATCGTCGCACCAAAAGTGGCAATAGCACTAATCGAGGATAGGAAAAAACCGGCGATTTTAAGACCAATCAAAAGCTTCAACACACTGAAAAGGGTTTCTACCGCATCTGCCGCTCTTCGGAACAGTATCGCATTTTCATTCAACGGGTCAGACGTACCGTTTAGTACTCGAACAACTCCCGCAAACAGATCAATCGTACTTCGAAGTGCGCCCCCTAACCCATCATCTCCGACTTGTAAAACCGTCTCAGTCAGTGCGGATGTCAAAGCCTTGAATGCACCTGCCAAAGTGTCACTCATGATGTCAGCCATGACTTCGGCCTGTCCTCTGGCGTTATCTAGTTCGAAATTAAGAATTTTCATCTCAGCGGAAACTTGAGCCATCGCCAAGGCCGCAGGCGCACCACGATCTCCGAAGATTTGAATGGCATCAGCCGCGCTTAAACCTTGTGCGGCGAATAACGCCATGATGTCAGACAGGTCATTAGTCTGAGAATTTACATCCTCAAAAGATATGCCAAGTTTATCCAGTACTTTGTTTAGCGATCCACTTGGCGCAGCCAGCTTTAGGAACACTTTCCGTAAGCCCGTGCCTGCGAGAGAACCCTGCAAACCGGCATCCGATAATTTACCAATTGCAGCAGTTGTGGTCTCGATTGATATACCCAGACTGGCAGCGATAGGTGCTACGAACTTTAACGCATTACCCAACTGCTCAACATTGGTATTAGAACTCGCCGCCGCTAACGCAAGAACATCCGCGACTCGTGCTGCCTCAGACGCATCCAACGCAAAACCAGACAACACATTAGAAGCAATATCTGCCGCTCGGCCTAATCCTAAACCACCAGCAGCCGCAAGGTTTAATGTACCTTCGAGAGCACTGACCGCTTCGTTTGCCGTGAAACCCGCTCGACCAAGAAACTCAAGACCGTTCGCCGCTTGCGTAGCAGAAAAAATTGTTGTTGCACCTAACCTTCGAGCTTCAGCACTCAGGGCCGCGAATGCTGCATCTGCATCTATGGTTACATCTTCAACAGACAACATTACCGCTCGAACATTCGCCATCGCCTGTTCGAATTGAACTATATTTCGAAGTGCCGCCGCGAAGAGAACTAGACCACCAAGGGACACCAACGTAGTACGCAGAGCCGAAGCTTTCGCTCCCGCAGTCGCCATAGAGTTGCCCATGACTTTTGTGCTTGTGGTGTTTGCGGCGTTGCCAGTGGTATTGGCTTGAGTGGCAGTCGTCAGCCGGTTGATATCCTTTTGCAGTTTCAGGATATCTTTCGACGCAGTGTTTTGCGCCGTTATTAAAATTTCTAGTTTAGAAGCCATTTAGGTTAGTTCATCCACCGTTTTTTTGTACGCTTTGTCTTCGGCATGGTAGGCACATCTCATACCGCCCATCATCCGCGCCATCTCAGCCCGTTCTCGTTTTCCTGCTAGGACATACAAACATAACGCTTGGCCCATAACATAGTGCAGGGCATTGATGTGACCGTGTGCAAGCAGGTATTCAGCTACCTCTGCTAAATACACCTTCCAGTTTTTGACTTCCTCTTTTACTTCTTTTTTGGACTTGACCTTAACACCATCTTTCCCTGTGATTTCGGGATAAATCCTTGTATCCTTTCCACGAGCTTTCCCAAGGCTTTGTAATCCGGTATCGTCAAATCCCAACAAATTTCGAATGCCATAAGTTGGGTAGCAAAAGGGAGATTCCTTACATTGTCAAATTCATCCGGTTCCCCGGCAGCATACGCTATTGCCTTAGCCATGAACTCTGGGAACTGATCCGCAATCCCAGTCAGATCAAGTCGGCTTTCCATCAACTGTTCGATGGGTTCTTTGTATTCGTTAATGAGCAACCCTAGATCGGTCAGTGTCAATCCGCGCACTTCGAAGGAATTAGACTCATCGATCACGATGGTCTTGTGCGCTATCACAATATCTTTCAACATAGTCTCAGTCTCGTCGTTGGAAAAACTTGGCGGGGAATTTCAACCCCGCCGAATTATTTGATACTAGTATCACGCACCTTTAATTGGTGGTGACCTGTCTGATGGTGAAGTAATTTGAACCAGTGAGTCGGGTGGCATCTGACAGGGCTGTCATCTCCACTGCCATTTCAGCAAGTTCTTCGTTGATCAAGGCCAGTTCCGCAAGCGGCTGTACCGAAGCGAGATAAACATCGATAACAACAGGCTTATCGCCATCGGCTGTATTGAGACCTTCGAAGCGTACCCAACGCTCAGGAGCAGACGAAGTTTCAATGCCTTCGATCTGATCGTAACTAGCAAAAGTGTAATCGACAAACACAACTTGAAGGTCGGTAATCGCGCCCGTGCTCAGAACTCTAATTGAACCAGTCGCCTCGTTCAATTCGTAATCAGTATCCAGAACATAGGTAATAGTCGGTGTGGCGTCATCACCAACAACAACCGCCGACACATTGATGTTATCAAGTGCTACCCACAGATCATGACGGGCTTCAAGCAGTTCATCAGAAACAGTCGCACCAACAACAGCAGCAGCACTACCGTATAAGGCCAGAGCCAGATTCTCATCCGAGATATTCTCGATGGTCATCGCAAGGGTCACAGCAATTTCTTGCACGATCTCCTTATCGATTCCGCGAGTACCCGAACACGATTCTTTATGTTGAAAAACAGTAGTCTCTACACCGAGAGTCAACGCAGAGACATTACCAACAGCACGAAATCCTTCCGGCTCTCCCGTAACAGGGTCTTTGGTTGCAATCAGTACAGAGCCTTGACCAGAGTAGTATTGATTCGTAACACATGAATTAGACATAACAAACCTCTATAATTTAAGAAATAATGCCCCGCGCTTTTAACTTCCGTACCGTAGGCGGGAAATCAAGAACTATAGGATCACCAGAATTATAAGCCACACCCTCATGAGTATGGCTATCAACTACAACAGTGTATACATTAGATTCTGGCGGGGACTCATCTTCTGATTCCTCACCAATATCCTCACCCTTGTCGGAGTCCTTCACATTCAGCTTTTTCTTTCGCGCCATAACAACCTCTGAAAGTAAGTTCAAGCATATAACTACCTAACGAATCATTCAACGAATTATTTGATAAGAAGTTACCCACCGTTGCCGGTATATCAATTTGTCATCCACCCCAAAATCCGGTAATTCTGATTCCAGTTCCCACTTCCATTGAGTTGTAGGCTCATCACAAGCTATAGCCTTCCGAAGTCGCTGCAACAATTCAGTCGCAACCGGGACTCTGGGGGAGTTTTTAATTTGGGATAGGGACTCTGATCGGGTAATCAAATAGACATCGAAAACGATATCGTGATGCCTCCCACTTTTTCTCATTCCCGAATAATTAAACAGCACCGTAGGAAGGGCTGTGCGTTGTTGCTGAGAGGACAACTGCGAGGGGCTATAGATATACAGGGATTTGCCTTTTAACTCAGGCTCAGCCTCAATGAGAGCACCTAGCTGTTCGGCTAGTGCAGTGATAACGTCTGTGCTTTTATCTGTCATTACAGTGCCGATTTAATTCGGGCCGAGATTACTGCCTCAACCCCACGTTCGTCCTCATCATTAAAACCTAGAAATACACGATCAGCATTTCCTTCCAAACCGAATTGATGCTTCTCAGCATAATCAACATTCGTGAAAATAGTTCGAATCCCTTTGACGCCACGGCCCAAGGATATACTGTTAAATAACGTCCCGGTATCAAACAAGGTTTTACCGCCCTCACCTGCCTCTCTTCGAGCAGCGGCAGCAAAGGACTCAACCCATGTGGTTCCGTCTGGTGCTTCTTGATTTAAAAAACGGGTACGAATTCTAAATAGCAGAAATGCACCAGCAGCATCAAGGATATCCTCCGTATTCGTGTCAAGCTTCAAGGACTCTAGATCGTTTTTTAAAGCCTGAAGACCAACGATCCGAAGATTAAGCCCACTCATCGCACTACGTCGATATGTCCCGGCTCGATTCGAATATGATCAGCAATCAGATACTCAAGATTCCCGGCATTCGCATCAGCGGGATTATCTTTGGAAGGGTTAGTGATCTGATAAATTTCACGACCTTTAATCAGGGCCGACTCTTCCAACCAGTCGGGTACGCCCGTGTAGCGTTTTCCATCAGGGGTATTCCCAACGGCTAACCCATGATCGTAGGTGATCCGAAAAGTGAAGTCGATAAAATTAACAGCAATTCTACGACTAATCGCAGGCATGGATAGATCGGAGTTAAACCCAAATGAATCGAATCGAACCGTCCCGCGCTCTTCATTGATTTTTAGGAACTCATCAAGGATTATCGGAGCACTGGACAGATCATCCTCCGTCCCTCCGTAGATCGCAGTCAGGGCGTTTGTAGTCTGATCGACAAACCCGTTCGTCAGCTTAAAATGTAGGTATCGATCCCCCCGCTTCGCAATATCACGAGTAATATAAAAATCGTCTACTACGCCAACAGTGGGATCAAGGTTACCAAGTCGAAAAATGGATTTAATTTGGGTGGTTGCGGATACAAGATTGGCATACAAGGTAGGACGCAAATCAGCATGGTCAACACCGTTGATTCGCAGGATTAATTGATCTACCGTTGTAAGTGCAAACATTTTTTACGTAACCATATCCGCGTTGGTTTCTTTGTCAGCCGCCACCTTTAATTTAGGTGCAGCCTTTTTCTTTGGTGCTGATTTTGCCTTTGCATTTTTCTTGGCAGCGGCAAGGGCTTTTTTATTAGCCTCTTCCTGTTCCGCAAATCGTTTTTCCATGTCTTCAACAGACTCTTCAGGAACTTGACCGGATTCCTCTGCGGCATTTGCTGCCAATGCTTCTTCCGTCAGATTAATAATATTTTCGCCATCGGCAACCTGAGTAGGAAGGATCACTTTGAAAACAGGCATGTCGTTGATCGTACAGGCACACAATCTCTGTGCTTGTTTCTCATCAACCTCGTAAACCCGGTGGTGCAGGTACATCATACCGGCTTTGGTAAAACGCTTAACAAAAGTTAGTCGCACTAACATATCTCATCTCCGTCTCGTTGAAAAAAGGAAGCCCCATATTACAGGGACTCCCTTCGGGTTACTACATTTAAAAGAAAATGATATCCACAGTATCGGTGTCGGCCCAATCCACGCCGCCCGTATTACCGATGGTCACTTTAGAGTTGGCAATAACAATCAAGCCATCCCACGCTATAAGCGCACCTGCTGCTGATCGGACAACAACAATCGCGCCTAATGGTGCGGAGAAGTCAGTATTAAAACTGATCTCCGTATCGGTAACATTTTGAGCCGTTACCACATGACGAGCACCATGACACTTTCCGATTTCCATAGCTTTATCCTCTGGGTTAAAAGAACAATCAAAAGGGGGGAGTTATCCCCCCAATCAGATTACCCGATGTTGGTGAACTTGACCACCGCTTCTTCTTCTTCGTATTTGAAATCAACACGAAGCGTCATAACGATAACGAACACACGTTGGGTGATGATCTTGTCAACCTCGATAGACAGTTGACGCTGAACTCCCCAGATCATGTTCTGCGGGTTGGTGAACAAGCCTTGAGCGGCAGGCATTACAGCCGCGCCTTCAACTTTGGTTCCCAATGCCCACAGGGTCGGAGTGACCATTTCGTTGATGGCATCGCCACCAGCAGTTTCCCGGTTCGCACGAGTGTCCTGATACTCGGTGTAGTTGTCCATGCTCACGAAGCTTTTGAGGGTAGCAAGCTGCTTTTTGTACTGATCAGGCAGGGTCTTGATACCGTTCTTGAACAAGGCACGAGAAATCACAGCACCGCCATGATCAACCACATTCGAAGTGGCGTCTACGAGGAAGCCATCCAACAGGGCTAAGTAGGCGTCACCAGAACCAGTATCACCCAACAGGGCCAGTTCTTCGAGGTCAATTGCCACCCGTTCTGCCATCATCTGCATGATGGTATCCTTGAACGTACCGCCCACAACACCAGAGCCATTGACAGTTTCGTCGGCATTGATATTGCCCTGCTCGATGTTGTCTTCGATGACATCATACGGCAAGCGAACTTCGGCAATTACTTCCTTGGTAGTCAGTACAACCTGTTCGGTGCTCGGCTTTGACCGGCGATTAGTCGGGCTGGTGTCCTCATCCAGTGCCACAGCAGAAGTAGCAGGCATCAGAATACGGTCACCAAAACCAATCTTGTTGATGTTGCGCTGCGGTGAGGACATCACAACAGTACGCATCTGATTCAAGATGGTCGGCGTGGTGCGGAGTTTACGAATGAATGCCGCAGCCTGTTCAGGATTCAGAAGACCGCCTGAAGCAAGGTCTGCAAGAGTCATATCCGCTTTTTGGATGATCTTACTATTAGAAGACATATTAACTACTCCAATTGTTACAAAAAATTTACGTTTTCAAAAAAGACTTAGGAAATCTCTACGTCACCAAAGTCCAACACATTATCCCAATTCACTTCCTCGGGCTTTGCAGACTTCTTGCGGGGCGTAGAATCGTCATCAGCCTCTTCAGAGTTCACACTGCCATTCAGAGCTTCATCAGTCTTTTTGACCTGTGCTTCCAGAGCGTCAAGACGTTCCGAAAGTTCCTGCTTCACACCTGCCACAGCCTCAGAAACCGGGGCTATTGCCGCTGCAATTGTTTCACCAATCGACTTCAGCAGAGCAGCCTGCTTATCATCGTCGTCGGTATCATCGTCCTTTTTGGCTTTCGCAACACACCTGCCTTCCCGAAAAACCTGACCGGCAGGGCAAACAGGATGCTGAGCCTTTTTAATTTCGGTTTCATCGTCCCCGGCATCTTCATCGTCACCGCCGTTTTCGTCGTCACCGTTTTCGTCGTCGTCACCATTACCACCATCATCCTTGGCGATTAAGGCGGCGATTGCTTTTTGCTTTTCCGGGTCTTCGGTGAGTGCAGTAATTTCATCAGAAATTGCATCACCTTCGTCCTCATCGGAGTCGTCCTTTTTGGCTTTCGCCTTGTCTCCATTTTTCCCGCCATTTTTGTTTTTGGCTTTCTTGGCATCCTTGGCTTTTTGTTTAATTGAGTCTGAAGTTTCCTGTTCGTTGAGCAATCCTTTTTCAACAGCCAGAACAACATCCTCGCATTTGAACGCTTCCTCGGGAATCGCAGACATCACACCTTCGATGAACCCGGAAAAATCGTTCAGGGCTTTCATCACTGCTGATTTTGTTTCGGCAGCATCGCCCTCAGAAAACACGATATTCCCGATAGTCTCACCCAAAATCTGATGACCAACCCGGAATGAAGGGAGGAAACCCGCGCTTGCGATATTCTCAGCAAAATCATTCGAGTCAGGAAAGGTCTGTAGACCTTTTTGAATACCGGCAATCACCAAAGCAGCACCCGCGCTGACTTTGTACAGGGTGACATCCTCGGGAATAGAGTCAGCCTTCAACATGAGAGTATTGGCTTCGTCAGTTTCTTCTACATGATCGACCTCGAACCCTGCTTCAACCAGTGCTTTTGAATACAACTCAACATCGGCGTCTGGCTGCAATACAACAGCAATCACGGAAGGAAGGATTTCGCGCTTGCGAAGGAATAGATTTGATAAATTTAAAGACATTGTGGATTCTCCATCAGATTTGACTATACGAAAAGGAATACGATTTGCACCCCGCTTCACCAGAGAGACTCGGCTTACATCCATCTCGGATAATTCCCGTGCTTGAATGGTTACCTTTTTACGCGACATGTGCGAAAACCTCTACAAAGCTAAAACGATGAACATGGTCATTAGCCATTTCAGTAATTGTGCCTCGTTTGATCTTGTGAGTATGATCAGAACCATCAATCGTTTCGCCACCAAGAAAGTTGCCTTCCTCGTCAAAATGTACTTTGAACGTGTGCGCGTGACCGTTTTCTATAAATGTCTCACCCTTCACAAACTCTGGAACTTCTAATTCCAGTTCGGCATCTGTACCGTGACCTACACCATCCAACGAGAAACCATTGATTTCTCCGCTTTTGATTAGCTCCCAGACTTCAGGGTCATTAATTTTAACCCCGCATACCCATGCGTCCATTATAAAATCTGGATCATCCTTACGAGCAACAAAACTTTCGACAATAACAGCAGCTACATCTACTCTGCTGTGCTCAACATCGACTTTTGTAACCCGTCCGTTGGCTAAAAATCCATGCGCCATTTCACGAACGGTATCGACACTCATGAAGTCATTGTCCGAGTCGGGAATATTTGGAACATACACCTCGGCGTAGACAATCTGAAGTTCTTCATCGAGCTTTATTATCTGCATACGTGTAATTTATAACTACCTAACGATTCAATCAAGACATTTTTGATACTAGTGTCAAACAGATTAATTCTATTCGTTGGCCTCAATTAGCTTTCTGATGGTTCTTGGAAGGGCAGCATAATCGGTAACGCCGATAGAGGCAGCGATTACCACCTCTCGATCAGCAGCCAGAAGATTTCCACCCCCAACACTATCCAAAAACTCAGCAACTCTCGGGTTGACCTGTTTTAATTCGTCCAATCCGGTCACTCGCGGGTCTACCTGCGCGGGTGCGAGTTTCGCAGCATTCGGAACTTGCTTCAATAATCCACGACACAGCGGGTGAAATGGTGGGGTGTCGAATCCTTTTTCCCGCAATTGCACCGCAGTCATTTTTTCTAGGGCTGCGACAGACGCTTTATCCTGTTTGGGCCAAGGTGCGAGAATTTTTAAATCATTTGGATCAGTGATTCTAATCTGGGTGTCTAATTTTGCCAGTGCATCCTTAACCTCAAACACTTTTCCGTGCATCCTACGACAGACAGGACATGTTCGACTGTCCAACACCTCAGTAATTTCGTACTTGACTATGCCTCTAGCGTGAGCCTCAGACGCGAAACCGTAACCCGCCATTCTAGACATCTGCAAAGACGAGGCAATATTGATCATTCCTTGCCCGACACTCTTCGCTTGAGCGTTTAATACATTAGGCAGGTTGATTGGATTCACTTTTTGGACATCAACATCGTCACCCTTGCTAAATTCGACTGCTCTGCGCTCTTCCCACGCAACACGAGCCTCCAATTTGACCGCAGTTTCCATCATTCTGCGCTTTAAAGTCAGTACCATTTGATCGATTTGTATCTGAAACTGCTTTTGGGCAGTCCCGGCCTGATCCATAACAGCGTCTACGTCCACGATATGGAGTCCTTTGGTAGTACCAGCTATGCGAGTGCCGCCGAAGACGATTGCAGTCTTAAAAAGCATCCTGATGCGTCTGAGCTTACCCTCGTAAATCAGTTCCGGGTTGATTGTTTCGAGAATTTCGGCAACTTTTGACAGGTCATGCTTTCGAATAGCTGTTGTGATCTGCGCGACAATGCGATTTTGGATTTTATTCCAGCGTGGTTCTAGCTCTCGGACAAGCGATTGCTCAAGGTCTAGGAAGGCTTCGTTTCTGACAGCCATCAGGCATTAGCTTGGAGGTCTTCGGACTTCGTATGGTCAACCACACAGCCGCACAACTCCGTCATGCCCTCGGAATCGTTATCGACAGAGGCGTAAATTCTATTTGCAACCAACATTTGCACCATTCCTAGTTCCGTCGAGTTTAATTGTTTCATCAATTCAACAAGTTCGGCGTTATCTTCTTTGGATAACCCGGTTGTTAAACTGTCAGCCTGTCGTTTGGCAAGATCACCCAGATAAGACAGGTCAAATTTCAACACTTCTGCGCTTTTCGCAATGGTGGTTGAAATCGGGCTTTGAGCAGGCGGCTTATTCTGCCCGTTTGAACTATCTTCACCCTCGGACGAAGCCATACCAATATTCCGCTCGGCTATATCGTCCTCATCAGCAAGAAGCGGCTTTAAATTCACCGTGCCGATCATATTTAGCTCGTCAATGAGAGTCTTCTTGGTGATCGCTTGACCATTCATGGCAAGTATAAGGGACTGAATATTTGTATTGGCATCAGCAACAGTTAGCGGGTTCGATTTGAGAATGTATTTACCGCCAGTCAAATCCTTCATGATGCTGTTATTCATAATCTCATCAAACTCCATACGCTCGGGGGCGAATACTTGCGCCTCGGCTAGAGTGTAGGAAGCGAAAACAGAAGCATACGAATAATCGTCAGCCTTACCAATGAACAAGGGCGGTAACCGGAAGGATGCCCGGATTCTTTGTTCGCATCGCTCATCATAATGCTCGAACATCGAATCGTTTTGCTTCTCCGATCCAAATGACTCAACATCAACCTTAACACCCCCACCTTTTTCGATGGTTCCTGATGTTGACTGAATATCAGCAACAATTCCCTTGAGCTTATCTTTGGCTCGACCAGACAACAGGGCTTCGAGTTGCTTACGTGCTACCTCAGCCATCGCACCACCAGAGATAAATATCATCATGGGCGGGATGCCGCCCGATTCGAAATACTCAAGATTTAATTCTTCAGCAGATCGGGAACCGACTACCGAAGGCAATTGATTCAACCAGCGAGGTACACCGTAAGGACTTGCAGCAGATCGGTGAATCACCTGATATATAATTTCAGTGGCACGATCACCAGACGGAAGGGTCTCTCCTTTCTTCGACCATACACCAGTATTTTTATGTAGGTCTCGATTCGAACCAAATTCTTTAAAATACACCTTCCTGTTTGCATTGAGTTGGACAAACCGGCGTTCTCGAACCTGTAGTGTTGTTTTAACTTCGACACCGCCCCGAAGCAATGTGCGAGTTGCAGTTATTGGTAGTCCTAATTTCATCAGGCGAATCGACTTGGATTCGAGAGGCCGCAGGAACACAATCCCACCGGCAGGGTTTCGGATAACTTCAATAACCCCATACCCTGAAATTTCTAACTGGCGTCGATGCTCACGGCGCAGTGTTGTATAAGACATCCCCGGAAAAACTTCGGTTAAAACTTCCGAAACATTTTTGGTTTCTGCCCGATCTTCATCAGTCATATCTTCGCCATCGGCTCGAAGTATCTCGGAGCCGGTTCCATCGATATTGACTTCCATCGCTGAGATACACTGATTGAGTGCGTTGTTTTGTTCAACAAGGGAATAGTATTTTTCGGGGTTTATTTCGGGGACGATTACTCCATCATCGTAATTACTCTGGAATGTGTCTTCGACTTCAAGGGCATTCGAAGTAATCTGTGCTTCGGCCTTGATAATCGCAGTCATCCGAACATCAAGTGTAGGCTTCTCAACAGCCGATTTCTTTTTTCTTGTACTGGTTTTTAATTTAGCAGCCATCAACGAGGCCCAACAGAAAAATGGATTAGATAAGCTTACACCTACCTAACCCATTATTCTATACTTCAGCCCTAACAGCAAATCATTTTGCCGCTTGCTTCCATTCCTCCTTTAAACCGAAATTGTCAGCACACACGGGGCCGAAACCTGCCGCAACCGAATTATCGGTTTTAAGGTGCTTATTACAAAAACAACAATGGCCTGTTTTCTTGCCGTAGGTAGTGGCGAATCCTGCGGGATCGGTAGACAGTGCGTTCAGCACTAATCCAATTTCGTCTATCGCCTTATGTGACTTTTCCCACGTACCGTCAGCCTCGACTCTACCGTACCACACGTTCTCACCAAAGGGCTTTCCGTCAGTGACGTTTATAGTCCCCGGCTTTTTGGCCTTCGCACCAGCCATTGAAAATTGAACGGTTAAACCACACTCGGTCTCGACTGTGATTTTGGGCCACTTCAGTTTTTCTTTTGCCTTGTTGAAGAGTGCGATAACCCCGGCGAAGTCACCAACCTTTTCGGTGTTCTCGCGGGGGAACATATCGAGTTCCGGGGTAACTACTTGCTTCACCAGTTTATGAACGTGAAACCACTGCTTTTCTGACAGGCTACCTTTCGTGTTGTAACCGTATTTGCCATTCAACAGTGAGTATGCGAACTCGTGTGAATTACCCAACAGGTCAGTGTGGGTGAGTTCTTCTAATTTTAAAATTGCTTCTGAGTTTTCCATCGATCTTTCCTAAGTTGATGTTGTACCCCTAAGCATAGTTGATTAATTATTATTTGTCAAGGTGATTATGCATCTTTTTTATGGCCCACAAAATGAGACTCATAGACCAGCGAAGCGGATGCGCCGGGGAACTCTACTAGCTCAATCATCTCGCCCATGTTCGGCCCCACTTCAGAATCAACAATGAATTGAAGTTGAGGATGCCAATCAAAAAATTTGACCAGTGGTAGGTTAGCCATGATGCCCTGTATCTCGGGAACCCAGAAATCTAACTCAGTCAATCGAACATAGGCAGTCAGGGAATCGTGGGTCATGGCAAAGAACTGACAATCCTCATGGTTGCCGTACTTCTCCCGGTATAACGATAGGGCTAATTGAGCCAGATCAGACAGTGTGGATTGTACCGGGGAATTAATCGCTTGCCTTTCGGCTTGCATCCGCTTTCCGAAGTTAGTCGAATTGATCATCGGCAAATGGCGCACCCTGCCGAGAGGCGATTGAACAGACTCGTGCTTGTGCGCGTGTGCGCGAGCTTCAGCATGATACTCTCGTATCTCTGGATACATCCCAAAAAATTGATCCTGCTGAGCCTCTGCCTCGTTCAGCGTCAGCACGACACCGTAAGTATCACGGGCATATATCACGAATCCTTCCGGGGTGATGTCATATATCAAGCCGAAATTCCCGGCCTTGCCGCCCTGCCGAATTGCTTTTATCAATGGGTCTTTTGCATCCTTCATCGCCATAGCTTCCTTCAGGGTGTACCCGTTTAACTCGGCCCCGGTTTTCAGATGCAGATCGAATCCCTGTTTATAGGCATTGATCATTCCCCCGCAGTTGGACATACATGCCATTACGCGCAACTCTCCTTGGCTGTAGTCCCAACTTACAACAGCGTACCCCTCTGGTGCGGGGAATCCTTTACGCAGCTTCTTGGCCCATTTGGTGTGCTTAGGTTCCGTCTGGAATGCAGGGTCTTTAAAAGAAGTTCTCCCGGTGACCGTCCCGGCATCATCGTTGTTACCACCATAGTCTCCCCGGTATAAAATTGCGGTAGGGTGTAACCGTCCGTCTTCACGCAGATGCTTTAGGAAACCAGTCACATAAGTTGACTCGGTTTTCTTTGCCGATGTCCATTCCTTGAGCACCTTTACAAAGTTCGATGCCTTCGGGTTAAACTCAAACATCTTCAAATGATTAAATGCCGTACTCGGCTCTTTTGTTTTTTCGGTCAACAGTAACGGTTTGAGTTTTAACCCTTCCGAATGAGTGAACATAAATTCTTTTATGATTCCTGATTTGGATAGCGCGAAGTCGTCAGCATATTTATTGAGTATTCTATTCGGCATCATGGCACGAGCCTGTGCAGTCAACATATCCATCTCTTTGAATAGCTCGACTTGTAGCTCAGCATAGTAGGGAACATCCATCAGGATTCCGTTGTACTCCATATCCTCGAATGCTCTGGACGCAGGGTGCAACAGGTGGGTATAGAATCTCGTCTGGCTTTTACTTTGCGTCAGCAGCTTCACCATCTTGTTCGCTACTCTGAGAGTTGCATCAGTATCCCCCCCGGCATAAGGAATTAAATCCGCATCGCTCACCAAGTCCATGCGGGACTTATCCTGAGTCGCGTTAAAAGTGTCATCATACCCGCCGAGCGTAGGCGCATAGATTTTGCAGTGGGTGTTGAGCGAGTTCGATCTATTCTCATCCAACAGAGACCCGACTAACGTGGTATCCATTTTGAAATTAGTACACTCGATTCCCCACTTCAATCGAATCCAGAGTAGGTCATATTTTAAATTGGCTCCCACCAGAGATATTCGATCATCATTCAACAGCCAATTTATCTGATCCCAGATTCCCGAATCACCATCAGGTTGATCTTCCACACCCTTGAATCGAATCAATTCTGAATGACCCTCTTCGTATGATATTGAGACAGACACAATAAAAGCTTTGCTGTCAAAGGGATTCAGGGACACGGTTTCTAAATCGAGGGCTACTCGAACCGGCTTGCAGCCAGCCTTATTAAACATATCGTTGAGAATTGCCGGGACATAATGAAAGTCATCATCAAGTACATAGCTTCCGAGTTGCGGCTCAACACTGCCGGTGTCGAGGTATCTCTTCACCAGTCCGATATCGGTTTGCATCTTCACGTAACTAGTGTGGTCGAATTCCTTCATATCCCTATCGAAGGTTATAAAACAATGCCCATCACCAATCGGGTGTAGCTTCTCCCGCATTGATGTAATCGTTCGGCCTTTAGGCAAAAATCCTGCCTGTTGAATTTCCTTTAGCGGAACCCCGCCCATAGAAAGCAGAACATCCCCCGGTTCTAATTGGGGGATGGACAGTGTGGCATGGTAGCGTTTTTTGTCGGTCTTAAATATTTGTAATTCTTCAGCATGTCCCGCCCCCTTTTTCATCGACCAAATTACGAGCACTTATAATCCCCCACGACATATTTTGATTTCCACTGATCGAAGTCGAGTGCTGTAAGCAGCCCAACATAATCCTCAATCTCGACATACCCGTCTGCCGGGGCCATAGCAAGATCAAGTAATGTAACCCTCCTGAGTTGCGCCCCACCCGCCTTGCAGATGATACCCAAATTTCCAATCCTCATTATCGCATATAGCGAATTCATGGTCTCATGGATATACAGCCCCTCGATTTTTAAGTCGGCCTGAATATACCCATTGTCAATTTTAACTTTATCCTTTATCTCGAAAACGCCCTCACCAACATAGGCACTAATCTGAAAGGCATCCAGCACTTCGTATAAATTACTTTGGCTTACATTCATTGGTAACCCTGCCCTTGTGTAGTCCTAAATCAATGCCCTTAAATGACAGGCGTAGAGACTTCTTGGTTTGCCCCGTAACAATCAGCGAATCTTTAGATAGGGTTATGAACTCCCCACCATAGAACGTCTCGCTATCAGCTTTAGGTTTCGCGATAGCCGTATAATTATCCATTAGATACCTAGCTCCCTAATTTTCTTTTCGTTGATGTTCGCAACTTCCCAACCTTCGAGAACTGACTGCATCAGGATCAGGTAGCGTTCGAGGGCTAAAGCACCCTCAGCTTGAAAATGAACACTGGCGTAATGTTGGTTATCGTTCAGCCCCAACACTGTCGCTTCCTTAGCAACACTCGTTGAATACGGTTCCATCCGAACAGACACCTTTTTATTCTTTAACCGGATTGCTAAATGATGCGAACCCTTACGAGCTACAAACACGTAGCGTGAACCGGAATCGCTTCCCTGCACCTGATCATAAAAATCTTTGGCATCGGCTAGTTTCGGAATCTCGGTTACACCAGACATTTCGTTTTCGATCTGGTTATGCATCAATGCCGCAGCATCGACAGCTTCCGGTTCCGGTGTAGGTTTTGCAGTTGCATAGTCTAGGGGATCGGGCGCGAGGGTATTCGCAGACCCGAAAACAGGTATGCCGACGATTGCGAATTTAATCGAGTCCAGAATCATATTGATTTTGACCTCGACTGAACAACCGAATGGGAAATCGATATTGTGAGAAACACCGTTCACTTTGAACGTGGCAAGAGTTGCCGAAGCCGACAAGGTAAATTTCGTGGACTTCTGTTGGAGTACCGGGAGAATGTCAGCATCCACCAATTTGTAAATGGTCGAAGGCTTAAATTTCTTAGTGGTCTCAGACTTGAGAGCCGCCACCAGTGACAACGGGTAAGGGTTCTCGGGCTTTGTAATATTTAATTTAATGGTCATCAGTCTTTCCTATTTCGATGTATCTACTAAGCATAGTTGAGTAATTAATATTTGTCAAGATTTATTTGAGATAATTGACGCACCTTCCACATACATGTAGTGGTGCTTTTTACCCTCAGTAACCTTGCCAAGTTTCACATGGTCTTTAGCCGACTCTTCCTGCCCCCACGGGACATCGGAAAACGAAGGGGCATTTTTAATAGTGTTACCAAAACTGTCTTGTTTATCCCACTTCGAATCCCACGAAATATCAGCCTTCGTTTCCTTGATTTTTTTGATCCCGAAATTGGCATACAACCAGTCAACTTGCTTCTTCGACTCGACAGCTTTTTTGCAGTAGTTGGCTCGAACGGTTGCCGTAGCATTTTTGTCCCCGGTGATAAACTTGGTTAAGGCAGCTAGGAATAATCCTGTGCGCCCGTGTCCACCGATACACCCTACAAATACGGTCTTACCTTCCTTCATCGCTTTCGCAGTGTAGGAAAGCAACTGCTTGAACTCGGCTAAATCTTTCGGCACTCCCATATCGGTAATCGGGAAATAAATATCCACCCCATCGTTCCACGGGTAATTCCGTTCGCCTGTTCGCGCACCGTGATCGAGTCCGATATAGACATCAACCTTCGGGTACTGGCTTGTGCAACTGCCACCAATAATCGGCATATCGTTTATGAGATAGGTCGGATGCTTTGCCCAACAACTCGTATGCTTTGGACTGGACTTTTTGCCACTCCAAATGTCGGTAACTTTTTTCGGTTTTTTGTAACTCATTTTATCCACCCCTCTTCACGATAGCCATCTTATCGACACCCATCGAATATTGTTCGCCCGTGTGTACGAATGTGTCAGGCTTCCCATCCTCATCCGTGGTAGGAGTAGGGACATCAAATGCGCTAGACAATGCACCGGCTTTCGAAATTTCTGCCGGGGGAATGTACGCCGCAAAATCGTCACCAAGAACTTTAGCCGCAGCTTCAACCTCGACTACAAAATCCGAAAGATGATTTGCAGAAATTGAGAAGTAAGAAACTTCAGCCTTGTATTTGTCGTAGTGTTGAATCAGTGCCGGGATCGCCCCGCCACGTTGCATATCCAACAATTGGGTTAATCCCGAGGCACTAGACTCACTGGTGTAAATCGTATTCTTATTAAAAATCGATCCGGTGTTATGAACCAAGGCCCACGCGACATCCACCATAGTAAAGGGGGATATTTCGCCGGTTAAAACTTCGGTGATTTTCTTGGAAATATTTTCCCACTTCGGCCCACCGTAGCTACCGCCCGAGAAACAATGAACAAACATCCAATCGCAGTACTTAGCAAACATCAGTAGGTCGCGATCTTCCTGTAAGAATTCGTGCCGCGAACCTGAACGATTTTTGCCTTTAATTTTTTGGGCAAGTTGATAGACATCGATTCCGAAACCGTCTGTAATTTTTTTGGTCTTGCCAGCAATGTGACCGTGACGAGATTCGCCTATCGATATCAACATGATATAAGTGAAGATGCGGAAAAAAACTTCTTCCATCGCAGTGTGATGATAATCCACCAACTGGGCAACGTCTTCAGGCAGTTCAACATCGGCTCCGAACTTCTGCTCGACTATTCCGAGAACATGAACACCAAGATAAAATTTAATGATATCCTTTTCGGGATTCACCATCACTGAATCGTTGACCGCGATAAACTTTTCCATATTGATTTTCGCTTGTGAATATTCGCAAGCCTTGAAAAGCATCGACCTTTTTACTTCGTTTAAAATCACTTGAATCTCCTATGTATAAGTGAACATTTACTTCTATAACTAAGCATAGTCCATTAATTAATATTTGTCAAGATTTATTTGATACTAGTATCACTCAGTATTAAGCCGGGAATGTAGGTCTCTCGCGATCAACATCGGGCCGGGGTCATAGGAAGCGACTAGACGCTCCTGTTCCTTCGTTTCAATAGCAGCCGGAAGGTATACCGCCCTCACGTATTTAACAGGCTCGTAGACCATATAGCCATTCTCGTTGGTGCTTGGATACTGCTTAAAGAATATCCGCAGCTTACCCCACCAAGTTTTCTCGGCTCGGTTTAACTCTTCGATTCCGATACAGCGCAACAGGATAGCTATGAACATCCCGGTTCTACCGATGCCACCCATGCATCCGATATACACCTGCCCGTCTTCATCCAGAATTTTAAGGGTCTCGTAGAGAGGTTGATTCAGCACTGAATGTGCCGGGACTCCGAAATCTGGAATGTCCAACACCACATCAGCAGGTGCATCAATTTCTTTGGCGAGTTTTACGCCGCGCACCCCTGCGGGTTTGTCGAGGTATCGGCCTCCCATTACCGTGACTTTGCGCCCGTTCAATTCTAATTCTATTGATCCATTCATCACTATCCCCTAGTGCTTGTTTGCCCGTACAGTTTGGACAGGCAATGGTTTTAAAAATTAATCCTTCCTTACAATCGGAGCAACCTACTCCACCACAAAATTCACATTGATCCCCGACTTCGATTTGATGGGAATCGAAACAGACATCACACTTAAATAAATAATGTCTGGCGAACTTATCTAAATGGGCCATCGTAATCCCAACAATCGACTTGCCTTTTAGCTTGATGATCAACTTGCCGTGTTTAATATTCTGCATGGCAAAATCCCCGCCGCAGTCCACACCGCCCTTGATCAACGTCACAATATCCGAGAGCGTATACTCGTTATTCAGGGCAGACAAATCTTCCCTTGCCCCGGATTTAAAAGTGTACAGTCTCTCAGGCATCGCTCAGTTCGTGATACCGTTGACCACGTTCCACCCGGACTGACTTCGGAGCCTTCACGAGTACCCGACAAAAATTATCTTTGTTGGTATCGTTGCCTAACATCATGAACACGGTAGGCGCAATCTCCTGAAAGTTCTGATTGTCAATCGTGAACTGGTGATCCATCGTTTTCGTATGGACAGTGATGTTGGTTTTGCTCGGTGACTTGATCATATCCAAAGTCACTTTCGTATCGTTCAACCAAATCTCGTTGTCCTTTTCTAATTTCATTCCTAGTACAAGTGCCATTTCTCTATCTCCCATTATTGAATCGATTTTTTACAGCAGGGTAAGTAGTCCACAGTGAACCTCCTAGCTGACCTTTTCGCTCCGACACTACCTGTACAAGTCCCCGGCTTCGGAGTACCGACAGATTGGTCGTTGCCTTATCGCAAGTGATATCTAACGCCACTGCGATTTCCTGCGAATTCTTATCCCCCAAAGCCACCAGACATCCCAAGATTTTTGAGAGTTGTGTACCTCTGGCGGGTAACACTAATTGTGCCGCCCTGATCGGTGTACGCACCATTGTATCACCGTTCCGTGACAACCTTAGAAATCGGTTAAGGCCACACACGCAATGTTGAATTACCTGTTCCCCGTCGAAGACAAGCCACGAGAAACCACCACATTTTGGGCAGGGTAAGGTATGACCCATAAACCACAATCCGATTATTATTAATATCAGCATCGCAGCTTACCCGATTTTGATCCGCTTTTCGAGAAGCCCGAGAGCACTTTCCATATCAACCACTCTGGCTGACAGTCCCAATTGCTTGCTCACCAGTTGAAAAGTCTTCTCGTCTCCCATGACATTTTTCATAAAACTTTTTTCGATGTAGCCGATAAAGTCAGGGTTCATAACGTCTGCCATAGTCTTGTAAGGTTTGGCTACATTCGATTGAACCCAATCCCCGTTATTAAAGAACACGTTTTTAAGATCGGCTGAGACCACCTTATTGTCCAGCTTACGCGCATTTGCCATTTCAGTAGGGTTAGGGGTTCCTAAAAAGTTTGACACCCTATCGCGGCGATCTGGGTTAATTAGAACAACCCTTTCGAAGCGTCCCGCTAAATCCACTAACTGATCGGCAGTTAAGTCTTCGACAGGTACACCGACCTTGTTGATATATTTTTCGAGTGACACCGCTTCGTTATAAGACTCAACCCGAACCCAATCATCACTGGTTATGGCTACGTCAAAAAGCGGGGCCAGCAAATCTACCGGAAGCGAGGTATTGAAATCGATATCGAAGGCAGTATCAGATAACCACACTCGGCCTGTTTGCCCGTCGATCAAAACGTAGAAGTCAGAATACTTAATAGTATTGAAGTCTTTAATCTCGCAACCCACCACACAAGGCTTGTTCATGCCTCTGGCTACAACCGCAGCATGTGATGTTGCACCACCCTTAGTGGTAAGAATTCCTGCGGCACGTTCCATACCCTTAATATCGTCCGGGGTAGTTTCCTCGGCAACTAGAATGGTATCTTCAAGGGACATCAAAACCTGATCGACACTGAATGCCGCTTTTCCGGTTGCGAAATATCCACCTGATCCGATACCTGTAGCAGCAACCGGCGCATTGAAGTCGGCAGGTAAAACCGGCTGACGTAATTTATTAAAAGTTCCCGGCTTAATCCGCTCACCAAGTTCCTCAATCACTCCCTCGTCAAGCAGGTCGAGTGCAATTTGAATTTCTGCTAAAGCACTACGCTTACCGTTCCGAGTTTGCAGGATAAACAACTCACCCTGTTCGATAGTGAACTCGATTTCCTGAACATCTTTAAGTTCAGCCTCAAGCTTCTTACCGACGACCAACAACTCTTCGTAAAGGTCGGCATGACTCAGTTTCATTTCTGAAAGTGGGGGAGCGGTAGTTGATCCGTCAACAACGTCTTCGCCCTGACAATCGGTTAAGAAATCTCCGAATGGTTCGTCAACACCCGACTCAGGATTGCGAGTAAAGTACACACCCGAACCAGACTGTTCGTTGAAGTTACCGAACACCATCGATTGGATGACAACCGCTGTTCCCATCGCACCATCAATGCCGTTGATCTGGCGATAATAAATTGCGCGGTCATTATCCCACGAATTAAAAACCGCTTCGATACAGTGACGGATGACATCACTGATTTTCGGAATATGTTTAGTGATCGATTCTAACCACGCATCGTGATTGTCGATTGATCCCTCGTGACCCATCACAACATCGGCATACATCTCTACAAAACGTCTGCGGCAATCAGTCTGTAAATGCTCGTGTAGATCGGCGTCATCGTATCCCGCGCCGACATTTAAAATTGTATCCATCATCCCCGGCATCGAAACTGGTGCGCCTGAGCGTACAGACAACAGGGTATGTGAAGAGTCGGGAAATACTGAATCGTTAAGGGCGATCATGACCGCCTCAACAACCTGATCTAAAAGTTCGGTTCTGGCGAGTGCATCACCCTTCCGATAAAGGTTACAAACTTCTGTCGGAATGACTAAGCCCGAAGGGACATTAAACCCGCCGAGTTTCATTTCGATTAAGTTGTGACCTTTGCCACCACTGCTATTAACAGTTGAGTCGGTGTCGGTCTGGGTACTGGTAAAAAGTCTAACTAATTTCATCGGTCTTTCCTAAGTTGATGTGACTATAACTAAGCATAGTTGATTAATTAATATTTGTCAAGATGATTTTGAAATTAATTCTGAATAAAATTCATTACTATAAAACACCCCTTTCCTGCTGTCGTGCTTGATAACCGGATGGGCAGCAGTGCCGAAGTATTTATATCTGGCACAACTGATTGGCAGCGGTTTCATAGCCCACTTTTTGATTGCCTCGTGCGCGTGTGCGTAACCCATTAATTGCCAGTCATGATCACTCATTTACTTTCCTCGATATCTCCCTGAGTTTATCGGGAGTCACTTCTTCGCCCTCAGACAGATGCGCCTGATAGTCTCGTATGATTATCCCAAACCGTGGATCGCCAACAACCGCGCTCGAACACCACGTTCTCTTCTGCAAGTGCGGGGGTAGTTTCCGATGGTTAGGCCACAACTGATAATGCCCTCGACGGATATGCATCGCAGTCCCCCGAGTTGGTCTTCCAGATGGCGTACTTTCAGAGTACACATTGCTCGTGAAATCTCCTAACGAACTCACAACATAATTTGTGTAGGGTTCCTTGTTTCGTTTTTTACGTTTCCTCACCAACCCCACCGGCACTTCAACTTCCCGGTAACGCACCCTCTGGTGTTTAAAGAAAAATAGGAACAGGCAAAGCGTCAACGTCATCGAAGTCTTGCCGTAATTATTTGATTGTTCTATCGCTTCCATATCATCCGATGAATACACCCACTTACAAATTTCGTCATCCCACTTTAGGGTTTGCGAATACACCAATCTGTCTTCGAAAAATTCGTGAATCTCGGGAACACAAGCAGGGGCGTAGTGCCAACCCTCGGGCGACTCTTCATCAGCACACCCATGAAATAAACTCGTCTCAAGCAGCTTGTCGATTTGCTCCCCTAATTTAATCTTGTAATTCTTAGTGACAGTTCGAACTCGAATCATGCATTCCCGCATAACATGTTTGTTTGGCAGTTCGATACCCTCGATACAGATCAACATATCCTCGAACGGTAAATGTACAATATCATTTTTGAACTCTTCGACACACAGTTCCATAAAGGTCGTGAACTCGTCACGGCTCAAAGATTGTTGCAACGCATAAAGGTCTTCGGAGAAATCTATTACCACAGGAAAATGGTCGTCCATGCTCTCGCCGTTATCAGCAAGCCAATAGCAGTAAGGGTCTTTACCCACCAACTCCTGCCCTATACTTTCTCGATCTTCATCGGTCACCCCCATATCAGTCAACGGAATTCTAATCCGCTTGTCTTGAATCAGTGCAGCATAATCTGGATATCGCTCAAAAATGTACCCATCAGATAATCCGCGAAGTGAACGCATCAGGTGGTTTCTAACTTTCGCAATCTTTGCTTTAAACATCAAACTCTCCTAGTTAATGATCCCTACATTATGCCTGATTAAAAAGTATTTGTCAATTCCATGACATATTAATTTTATCAATAACAGCCTTACATCGCTGCACAGTGAACATTCCGATATGACAATTCGCGATTGGAATCTCCATCTCTTTTGCAAGCCACTGATAAGCTTCAAGGCGAGTCCAAGTTCCTTTTTTCCATAGCGGATCGAATGCAGCATGAGTTAATTTTTTCCACTGCCTGAGTTCTTTATTTGCCAGTCGGCCCATCGGGAAATGATGCTTTTTAGAATTCGAATGTGTCCCTACATACGCCTTGCACGGATCGCACATCCAGAAATATTTTTCAGCAAGGTCTGGTCGATGCGGATAGATGACTTCGCCCGTCACCAGTTGCGCCGGTTTCCCGCAGTAGTCACACTTAATATAAATCATCTTTGTTTCCCCAACGTCATATTCACCCAAGCAAGATCGGTCATCAGTTTTTTCTTGTCTTCTTCGATGCCCTCAACATACTCAAGCAACATGTTGACCAGTTTTAATTCCAGTTGAATAATTGGCTCTTCCATATCGGCAATGGCTTCTTTGCGCTTGTTTCGAATCACGGATATTATGTCAGTCATAACATATCCTCATTGCCGATATCTAGATCATCTTTAACCCACCGCTTCAACAGCCGACACGTTATCTGGGAGAGGGTTAAGTCACCTATTTTGGCTTTCTCAACACAGGCATCTTTCAACTCACTGGTCAATCGGATTGCCAACCGGGTATCTCGATTTTTTGAATAGTCTGTTTTTTTTAAAGAATCCATCACTCTTCCCTCGTATCGTCAACAGTAAAATGTAGACTGGTGATTTTCGTATCGGCCTCAGCATCTCTCAGGAATTGAATCGACTCGTCTATGTGCTCTTCCCACCATCCGATCAGACACGGCCCACAAAAATTATCACCAGAAAATTCCGGGTGAGTAAACAGGTTGCCCTCGTACTCTTCCCCGCAGTTCATGCATCCAACTTCATCCATTTTTATCCTCCCACTCTTCCCGCCAGCCGCGCACCAATGCACCGCTTTCCCACTCTTTTATTTCTGATTCCAGTTCCCCGATCTTCTTGTGCAGTGGGTCATGAACAGCCGCCCAATAATTAGCGAACCATCCCTGCACCCAACCCACATCAATTTCTGTGGGCTGACCTTTTGCCCTATTAATTTTTATGAGAGTCATACAAAAACGCTCGGCCCAATGCATTGCATCAGTACTAGATCGATCTAATTCTCCTAACGGTGCAGGCTTACCCATGAGCTTTCTCCAAATGGTCAGCAACTTCCCAACCTAAAGCGTGTTCAGCCTCCCCGAATTTATGCATAGTTTTATACAGGCCGATTCTCCCGAGCCGGTCTTTAATCAGCGGAAACAAGACACATAGTTCGCGTTCTGTCAGCGTGTTGATATCCCGAGATATCCCTTCAATTATTTTCGCGCTCATACTTTTCCTCCGTCCCGTCAGGGTGAACAATAGTCAATCCAAAAGTCAATCCTCGTTGGTTGCGACAAAAATTTCTAGCGGTCTGCCGTTTGCCAAACGTACAGCTAAAATAATGCTTCTTAGGTTTGGGCCATTCGCCTGTTTGATACACCCGGAAATATGGTCTAGGTTCCTCCATCAGTTTTCTCCCGATTTTCGTTTACACAATTACTGCATTCGGCCCCCTCAGCAGCATGGGTCTGAACTAGATGACCGCCGAGAACATCATTCAAAGCGAATAACTGTCTGGCATGTTCCTTACAACAGTCCACGGGGCCAGTAGGCCAGTGAACCGTAACCGTTGCAGGATATTCAGTCATCAGTTTCCTCCTGTTCCTTTTTCGAAGTCTTCATTTCCTCGATGATAATATCCTTGACATGCTTCTCAACCCGCAAGGATCGATCCAACATCGCTAAAGTAAAACCCAACCTATCGAGAATCAGGTTCTCGATTGCCACAATTGCTTGCGGAAAGTTCGTCCGGTGTTCCCGAAAGTCAGCCAGTATCTCGCCTATCTTTTCTTCGAATTGTTCCATTATTTTTTCCCCATCAGTAAAGCTTGCAGCATCACCCTAGCGATCTGTTTGTACGCAGCCAATAATTCGTAAGTGCTTAGGTCGGCATTCTCACCAAGCGAACACAACACTTCATCATCGGTTGCGGCTAATGCCATTCGATCAATCGCACTCTGGTAATCTACCGAAGTGACTGTAGTTGTATTGTCATTATCCATATCGATCTTCCTTCCACTTTTTTTCGAACAACTTGATCGAGGTCTGATAATTACTGATGTTCATTTGCAGGTAGAAACGATACTCCCGATCTGCCTTGGTATGACACGTTTCAGGAATAGTCTTCAACTCCGATTTCATTCTAACCAACGCACTCCGCGCTTCTTCCAGTTTCACATAAGCAACATTTTCTTTTATCTCTATCATCACAAATTATCCTCTTCAATAAACGCCCCGTCATTACAGTAAATAAAACCACCCTCGATTAATTGAACTCCCCCGCGAACATCACAGAATTGTCCCGCATTGTCCGGGTGAAATGGGTTGTTACTATCCCCGCAGCCAATTAATAAAAGTGATACTAGTATCAAACATCGCATCAGTTTCTCGGACTATATATTTTAGGGCATCGTTTACAGTACATTTTTGCGTAATCATAAAACCCTTCAATCCCATCATCTATCTGTTTTTGAGTTGGTTTATCCTGCCCTTCATCAACAGCACAAGTCCAATCATGATGTCCCGTAAGACAGGCTAACCTACCAAAGAATTTTTTAATCATCCCGGCCCCTCGAATATGTAGCTGAGTAGTTTTGCCAACAGTGCCGCGATTACGATTACCCAGAATGAAAAAAATATCCACGCCATCAACTCGGGAATATCGCTTGCGAATATCCACACCCTATTCCATTTACACTCCATTTTCGTTCTCCGTCATGCGATAAAAACCGCAGCAATGATTAAAAAGAGGCAGACATATATAACGAAATCGCCTATTCCCATCGGGTCTTTATCAGGTTTCATTTCCGTTCTCCTTAAAAACTGCGGTGTAATTTCCTATCATCCTCCAAGGCCAGTACTTTCCCTTTTCGAGATTACAGCCGGGGCAGGGATAATCTTCTTTCACCATCCGGTAGGCTTCGTCTAGTAATCGATTCCCGCACTTACACACCCAATACTCGGGTCTGGGAACTGGATCGACAGTGAAATTATTTGTAATCATTTGTAGATATCGAACCGGATTCGTTTTTCTAGAAACAGTTCTTTTGAGAGTTCAATATCGACATGGTGTTTTTCCATCTTCTCCTTGGATGATTCGAGGCACACGACACGGCCTAGATTCCTGCTGATGATACTCATCGTACATGGAACACACGGGGGATAAGTGACATACAAGGTTGATCCCACTAAATTCCTTGTCGAATTATTCATGGCGTTTTGTTCGGCATGAATCATCAACTGGTGTTTCACATCGTAATCGCTTAGCCGTTTTTTTGAATCGACAATCCCCTCGGGAAATCCGTTGTACCCAACATCAATATCCCGCTTACCTCTGGCAATGATCGCGCCTACGCCCGTGCGCGGGTCTTTGCTCCACACCGAAACGTGAAGGGCTAAATTCAAAAACCGTAAATCCCAATGCAGGCAATTCGAATAAAAATCACCCTGACCTTCGTTGATATTATTGGTGTACTGCAATACAAAATCTGTCATCGTCTCAATCTCACTATCTGTTTTAACCAGTCCCCGGTGTAATGCGGCTTCGGAAATCTTTTCACCAAGTACGCCATCGCCTTCGAATTATCCCTCCAATTCTTCACCAGAGCCGGGGTTACTATTGATTCGTCTAGCTGAGGAAGCCTGAGCTTCACCGTACCCGCTTTTTAGCAATCGTGTGATGGTAGGGGAAGTCTTTTTTTGCCGCAGTCTTATCGACGTACCGATAGCCTGATATCCCGCATTGATTACACCTGTAAAAAAACGCATCCCCTAGCTCGTGTAACGGAGCCATCCCACCGCACTCAGGACAGTCTAAAGTTTCGTCAACAATCCGTAATTCGTAGCCGGTATTAAGCCTCAGCCTCGACATTCATGAACCTCCCTTTCTCAAACTCCAACAACTCACGAGGCATGTACTTCATCAGGAAGTCTCCCCCCGCGCCCGTGCGCTTCACCACTATAAAAAAATCGGTGTCGTATGTAGTCCACTTTTCCAACATCAGCGCATACTGCAAACTATCTTCTGTCAATTTAAAATTAAATTCCTGATCGGTGTATATCTGACTCAACCACGTATATACAAACATCCCATCGGGAGCATGTACCAGATTGACCTTTTTAAACGAAGCCGATTTTTTAGCAGGAATCACTACATCGTCTTCGCCCAAGTCCAACGCAAGCTTGATGTAGTCGGATGCCTTGGTGAAATTTTTATTATTCGATTCGCCCTGACCTACTACCCACATGGCATAATGCAAATGATCGGCAACAAGGTTTTTGATCGAGCAGCCCTTATGCTTACCGAAGGTAATTTGATAATCCAACACTTCTTTAGTAGTCGGGTCTGCCACAGTTTCTCTCCTACAATTTCTCCTTAACCATACCATAAGTTAAAATTATTTGTCAATCTGTTTAGCCGGAATTACCTTCCACCCTTTTAAAACAGCCTCAAGCTTTTCGCCTAGTCTGGGAATCGTCCCCCGGTTAATTATTGTCACATCGATTAACGCCCGATCAACACCATGTTCCGAAGGGTGCTTTTGCTCAGCCTCATCGAGAATAGAAATACTTCCCGGTCTCTGAATTTCCACCACAATACCCCCGCACTTTTTAATCCAGTCAGCCTCGTTATCGAATCGAACATCAGTAACAAATACGAGTTTGATCGAGTCTGCTACCTCAACCACTTTATTTGACAACCACTTCACCCAAAAATCTTTATCAATCATATCTCGGGCGAAGTCAGTTCCGAGTTTTTGCAACATCTCCCGGTAGGTGATTCCCCACTGAGCAGACATGTCTTCTTTGTTGTCATAGAACTTGCCTAACGGTTCCTGAAATATATAAGCAGCAGCATGTTTAACCCCTGTCCCGAATGCCAATCTATAGGCCAGTGGGTGTTCGTGTGCGCTCATGAATTGTTCTACAGCGGTATCTTTACCGCTTCCCGCTTTGCCCGTTATACCGACAATTACCGCCATGCTAATACCCTCGTTAGAATTTTATGAACAATCAAATGAAAACCCCGCGCAAAATATCTGCGGGTGTAATACCTTCGAATAAAAGAAGTCACGGTGAAAACCATGACAATTCCGAATGCAATCCCGGCTTTCGAGTTTGGAATATATTCTGGGAAGAGTACCGGAATCAGCCAGAGCATGACAGCCCACGACACTATAAACCCGATACCGATATCAACACTTGTCTCGATTAGAGACTCGATTCTAGTCTGTTCCATACTATCCCCTAGCAGTATTTAATAATCTTTGAAAACCGCGTGACCGTTGGTAACCATCAACGTGTTCACCTCCATCCAATCGTTATCCGTAGGAGGCCCAAAGTTATTAGCCTCACCAATATACAGCGTCCCTATCCACCGCCCGAATTTACCTTTCTTATCTTTCTCGGTACGCACCTTCATAAATGCC